TAAGCAACTAAAAGCGTTAGGCAGTGCCCGTTTTACGGCTATGACCTAACCTTTTTAATATAAAAAAGTAGCCGCTAAAACCCAATTGGATTTTAGCGGCTACTTTTATTTTATGGAGGCGGCGGGCATTTTGAATATTGATGTGACGCTACTTTAACGGGCCTTGTGCAAAGTTTGTGCAAAATCATTGCTGAAATTTTCTGGTTTTAAATCTGACAACGCGGTGATGATTTTGTCATCGGTTTTTTGCTTATACTCATCGATTAAATAGGAGTAGACACGGCTGGTCACGGTGATATCCGAGTGGCCTAATCGTTTAGAGATTGCATACAGATCAACCCCGTGTGATAAAAGATAAGCAACATGGGTGTGGCGGCAGGAATGGAAATGGAAGCCTTTACGATTAATGCCAAGCTCTTTCATCGCCGCGCGTAAAACCTTATTGACCGCGTTTGAGGTGGGGATCGTTTTAAACTGGTTGGCAAAGACCCGGTACTGTTTATCCTCATGTGGTAACTCACTAATTAGATCAAGCAACCATTTATCGGTGCGAATTGTACGCTGAGAAGCATCGTTTTTTAAATCCTCAAAATCTTTTGCTGACTCACTCCACGATTGATTAACCGATATCGTGTTAAAGTTTTTATTGATGTTTTCCCAAGTCAAGCCACCAATTTCACCGGGGCGCATCCCCGTAAATAGGGCAGTAATGATCATATATTTTGATGTATAATGCGGGTTACGCGTTTTCATGAGATAATCAACTAGCTGCTTAGTCTCTTTTTCGCTTAAATATTCAATATCCCAAGTTTTATCTTTGTCATAGACCAGCACTGATTTTTCGATAAAATCTTTTTGAATCACACCATCATAGACCGCATCTTTTACACTGGCATGGTAAAGCGAGTTTAATTTAGCTACGGTGGACTTGGCCCGATGCTTACCAAAATCCTTGATAAATTTTTGATAAGCACGACGATCCATTTCGTCAATACGCGCATTAGGTAAAAACTGCTTAAGCACCTTATGCGCGTAAACGTAGGTGCCAACGGTCCGGTTACGGATGCTAGACTCCTTATAAGTCTCGTACCATTCCCAAAAATAGTCGGCAAAAAGCGGTGGCCGCTTTGATTTTAATTCGCCGTTGTCGGCTTTTATCTCATACTCGTTTGCAAAAAGCTGGGCTTCGCGTTTGGTTTTAAAACCAGCTTGGCTTTTTGTACGAAACTTTCCCGTCTCATCTTTATAGCTGACTCGGACCTGCCAGTTGTTGCCGCGTTTTTTTATGCTGGCCATAATAAATCATCCTTCCATTGCAGGATGGCGTCTAAATGGGTAAAATAGAGTATACAAAGACACCACGCTTGGCGTGAGTTTTTATTGGTTTAGCGCATCCATTACTTTGGTCGGTTAGGGGATGTGCTTTTTATTTTGTCACAGTGAGTTGTGGTGTTTATAAAATCATCGCTAATCTATAGCTGGTAAAGCGCTGTGTTGCCACCAATTATCAGCATAGGTGGGGACATTCTTAAATAAAAAGTTGTCCGGGTTAATAGCATTTATCTTATCCGGTGAAATATCCGATTTGATAACGTATGAGCTGGTAGAATTGCCCGCTTGATCCTGTAATGGATATTTAACAGAAACACCGATATTGGACATGTGCGATAAATCAGTCTTCCTTAAGGCCTTCCACACATTACTAATATCAATGTACATACCTTTAACTGTCATTTTGTCGGTTAGATTTTCTTTCCCTTTAAGGGTAATCTGAACCGTGTCATCTTGACCGATGAAGCTGCCTTGGACAGACTTAACCTTAACGTCTTTAGCGTACTTCTTGATTGCCTTTTTAACGGATTTATTTGACTGGATAACAATTTTCTTACTGGCAGCTTGCACGGTATCGGCCTGCTGGCTGCTAATTGTAGGCAACGGAGCGGTAACACCTCCTATCAATAACGACCCCGCAAGTAAAAATTTAATAACCCGATTAGCCCTCATAAAATAACCTCCATATGGTAAAATAGTTTTGTGAGTTATTTTATTTAGGAGGTCTCTAGTCGTTCCCGCGACTAGGGGCTTTTTTTAGTCCGTGATCAATTCAGCGTCACGGCTGTAGCAAGCTTTACGTAATTCGCTTTTAACGGTGCTAGCTAGGTGACTAGGGATGGCAAAAATATTCATAAATTCAACGGGATTGACTTGGTCCGCGCGCCGATCTCGTAAGTAATAAGGCATGACCAGCTTGATCGCAGTCCGATTAGCCTCAAGCTCGATCCCCGTTTTCCCCGGTGTAAAATATAGGACCTGATTAGAGACGTCACCATTGATGATATGTGCGATCTCGTGGGCTAGCTGAAAAGCTAGCTGTTTTTTGATATGCCAGTTTAAATTTAAAACTACAGATCGAGCCTCTGTATCTGAGGCGGACGGTGTATTAGGACCTAACTTGCTGGTCGCCATAAAACTAATTTTATTTTCCAACGCAAAATTTGCCAAATCTGTCAAAATTTCGTCCATATATTATTTCCCCCGCAACAACCGTTTAATTAATTCCCGGTCCTCCTCCGGTATTGGCTTGCCTTCAAAAGTCATAATCACACTATCATCACTCAGCTCAACTGATTTTTGTTTATTTTCGTGTTTTTCGGGTAGACTATAAATCAGATTCCAGGAATCTATAAAATCGTTTTTGTCTTCAAAATCTTCCATAAATACGGCTGCTTCAACATTAAAGGCTTTAGCAATTTTCTTGATGCTGGTGGGGCTAGGTTCGCGCTGACTTTTTATATAATAGCTAATTTGTTGGGGTGAGATTTTTGCGCGGCGTGCTAATTCAGCTTGACTCCAATGCTTTTGTTCTATTAAAATTTTGATTTTATCAGCCATTGACAACATTTTGTAGGCCCTCCAAATATCTCGTTTCCTATATAATATCACCAAATGTTTACATAAGCAAGAAAAAACATAAACAAGTGTTGACAGTCAACATTTGTTGATGTATAGTTTAATGCATGGAGGTGATACAGGTGCCAAAAACAATTAAATGGCTTGAGAAGGTAAGACTAAATCAAAAGTTATCCTACCTTGAAGCATCAAGAAATATCGGTATCTCAAAGCAAGCCTACTGGAGTGTTGAGACCGGTAGACGTAACCCGTCCGTTAAAACCGCTAAGGCAATAGCCGGATATTTTGGCTTTGATTGGACCAAATTTTTTTAAGCCGAATATCAACATATGTTGATAAACCCGAGGTGATAGCAATGGCAGAAACAATTGAACAAATGACCGAACGAGTTGTTCGCGAAGAGGTCCGCCGTAAACTTGACGAACAAGATTTCGGATTAGCTGGGCGGATGTGGAATATTAACGATTTGCGCCAGTGGCTTGGCGGCAAAGATAAAGCCTGGGTCAAAGACAACACCGTCTTTAATCCTCGGTTTAGCCGAGAAATCCAAGCAATGATCGATGATAAAACGATTATCGAGGGTCGCCGCGGCAAGTCGTGGCTGTTTAAGGCTGATCGATTTGCTGCGTGGCTAGACAAGCATTGGCAAGACTTTAATTGGTAAGGAGGTGATTTAAATGGTTTGGACAGTGGACATGGCAAGTTTTACGTTTGGTATTTTGATTGGTTTTTTACTCTTTACGGCTTTTCGGGGCCTTTATCATCTGGGGAAAAATAACCCAAAAAAATAAGCCACCGGCGGCAACCAGTGACTAAACCGCGAATAAATCGCGGACAAACAAAATATATTTACACCTTGAGTATAACATACTCGAGAATGGAGGGACAACATGAGATGGACGGAGGAAAATTGCAAAAAATTAGTTAAAAAAGCTGTGTTAGCCGAAACCAATGAAGTGCTCAACGTTAAGGAGTTAGCCAGGTATTTCGACGTAAGTAAGAATGTTATCACTACTAAGGTTTATGAGCTACGGCGGCGTGGCCAGTTACCTAAGGTTGATAAATCACTGCAAATTGATGCTTACCAACGGCCTTACACTAGCCGCGAACTACGTTTTATCGTTGGCGCAATAAACGCGGGCCAAACCTGTAGCCAGGTCGCGGAACTGTTAGACCGTACTTATGCTGGGATCAATAGGCAGGTCTGTAATTTGATCCGTACTGGTCAACTTGCACCACGTACAACTAGCTGGTCACCAGAACAAGATGACTTGATCATGAATATAGTTAAGCTTGATGCTAACGGATGCGTGGACAATTATCCAGAGCTAGCAAGTGCACTAGATCGATCTTACGTTGTGATCCAACGCCGGATATACCGCCTAAGAAAGCTGGGTAAGTTGCCGTCGGTGACGGGGCCATCGATAAGAGGGCTAGAGGCATGTCGGCGCTCACATCAACGTATCTTCGCCAAAGGTTCACGGGGGGGGCGTACTAAACGGATGAAAATTTTGACCATGGAACGGAATATGAGTCAGCGTTAGTGATGCTTAAAGAAGCAGGGAAGTGACTCAATGGATAAATGGCTAGCCTTTTTAAATGGGCTTTGGACTATGTTGTCTATCATTACACTAGCGATCGTGTTGATAGCTGATGAGGTGAGTATCAATCATATTGAGATTATTGGCAAGCTCAAAGTAATAGTAGTAGTGGTATGCCTAATTGTTGTTATTTGGAACGTGATACAGCTAATTAGACTGTAAAAACTAAGTTTAGGAAGGTGATCACTTGATTTACGCCAAATCATATTTTAGTGGCGCTGGTGGAATGGACTTAGGCTTATCTGAAGCCGGAATTGAGATCACTGATTCGTACGAAATCGATCACAAAGCGGCGGAGACATTGCGCCAAAATCTGGACCATAAAGTCCATGAAACAGATATCACTCGGATAACTGTGCTTGATCAAGGCACTACAGATATTATGATCGGTACTTTCCCTTGTACTAGATATTCGACAGCGGCTGATATAAACGGTACTCGCACTGGTGATGATTTGTTCTTACATTTTTTTCGGCATGTGGCGTTGGCTCAGCCGGAAATGTATCTGGTTGAGAATGTTCCAGGTATGCGCAAGTTTCGCGTGGTTATGGAAGCTTTGACTAAATTACCTGATTATTATGTTCGCGTTGAATGTCCTATCAATGCTAATTACTGGTTACCCCAGGAACGACAGCGGCTTATCTTAATTGGTACTAAGCAGCCATTTAATAACTTCGCTTATCCTGACAAGCCTAGCCGCCAAATACGTTTAGCAGATATTTTAGAGCATGATCCAGCCGTGAGCGTCACAAAATCAGTTATTAATCGTTTGGCTGGCCAATATCGTGATAAACCGATCATTACAGGATTAGATGGGATTGCACCAACTGCGGTAGCTCATTACGCCAAGGATCGCTCAACACGACTTGTGGATGACGGTCATAGCGTGCGGCCGTACTCAGTTCGCGAATATGCGCGGCTACAGGGCTTTCCGGATTGGTACCAGTTTAGTGGTAGTGATAACGATGCAATGCGGCAGATTGGCAACGCAGTGGCGGTTCCGATGGCACGTTGGGTCGGTCAACAAGCAATCAAATATTTTGCCACTAAAAGTTAAATTTACGGAGGTGATTGCATGACATCACGTGGAAATCAACACAAACGTATTTATGCGCTCTATCGCGGTGATATTTATATTAGCGACGGCACAGCGGACGAGCTGGCTACTGAGACTGGTTTAAAAGTCGCAACAATCTTGTGGTATGCCACCGGTGTCCGTCGGCGCCGAATAGACAGCCAGCGGAGAAAATCAAAGAAATCAATCATTGTTGAGCCGATTGGCTGGGACGATGATGACGATGATTAAGTTTAGAGCTGGATAAAAAAGGAGGAAGAGAAATGAATATGACTCGAAAGTGCTATGTAGTCAGTGGAGACAAGGAAACCCCCGCAAAGTTTTATGGCGTGTTTCAAGTCGCAAAGGTTGTGGGCGAAAGTCCACTTATCGGTGGTCATTCTGCTGGTCAAGTCATGGAGCCTGTTGCGGTGGTCGAATACAACGGCCAACTGCATAAAGCTTATCTTGATCAGGTTCATTTTGAAGATGTGGAGGCGGAGAAATACGTCCAATAGATGTTACCAGATTGGTGGATTGATGGTAGCCGCTCCCGATATGATACAGATTCTTGATGCTAAAGTGACTTCCGGTGCAGCTACTGGTGATGCTGGAAAGGCGGCATCAGCGTGAAATTTTTATCTGATGTTGTAACCGTGATCGCCGGCGCCGTGATTTGCTGGTGGACAATGGCGCTAGCAGGGATGTTCTTCCTGACTGTATTTAAGTACCTGGTCTGGTTCTGGTGGGCTATTAATTGAGGAGGTGAGGCAAATGGTGGTAATTAAAGCGATGCGGCAACATCGCGGATAAACAAAATATAATTTACTCAAAAATCGGAGGTAATAAAAAATGAACCTATCAGTAGACTTAACCAATGAAGCTGACATTAAGCAGTCGATCATCATCTTACAAGGGTTGATCGGTGGCCAGCCCGCAACAATTGCCGGCGAACAGATCGTTAGTGGTACGGTCTCAGCCAATAAAATTGCACCAAACACCAACACAGACACAGACACACCAGATAGCGCGCATGGTGTTGACTTTGAAGCAGAGCCTAAGGCCAATCAAAAAAAAGCACCCGCAGAAGTGACCAACGTCAAAGCAATCGAGGACACGGTTAAAGATGATATCGCCAAGGTTACTAAAGAGATGGTCCAAAAGCGTATGAAGACCATGCTTAGAGAGCAAAAACGCGCGGAGATGGTCGAGGCCCTATCCGAGTTCGGCGTCAAAAAATTAAGCGAAATGACTGCCGATGCTTATCCGAAATTTTACACCAAAATGGGGGAGCTGTTGTAATATGGCGAGTCCAACAACACATGCCAAGCTCAGCGCTTCGGGAGCAATGAAGTGGATCAACTGTCCACCTATGCTGTGGATGGAGGAGGGCTTGCCTGATACCACCAGCCCATATGCAGCGGAAGGGACCTTAGCCCACTCCTTAGTCGAGGCTAAGCTAGCCCGTGAGACAGGTAAGATCACCGCTGCCGAGTACGATAAAAAACTAGTGCATATCAAACAGAGCCAGTTTTATAACCAATCGATGGAGGACTACACCGACGAACATGTGAGTCTAGTCCTGGAAGATTATCATGGGACGCCCGAAGCCGATATATATCTGGAGCAACGTGTTAGCTTTAACCGCTGGGCTACTGGCGGTTTTGGGACTAGTGACACGATTATCGCTAGCGACGGTCAACTCCAGATCTGGGACTTAAAATACGGCAAAGGCGTTAAGGTCAACGCTGATCACAATTTCCAGTTGATGCTGTATGCGCTAGGTGCTTACGATTTTTACGACGTACTGTACGGCTTTGAGTCAGTTAAGATGACCATCTCACAGCCCCGTATCGGCAATTTGAGCCAGTTTGAAATGAGTATGGACGATTTACTCAAGTGGGGCGAGGAGGTCGTTAAACCAGCCGCTGACGACGCAATGAATGGTCGTGGTGAATGGGACTTTGAAGACCCGCACACTTGGCGCTTTTATAAGGCCGCTGGGTTTTGCCGGCACCTTGCTGAGAAAAATCTGGAGATCCGCAAGTATGAGTTTAAGCAGGCCAACACGCTTAAACCAGATGAAATTGCTGATATCCTTGATCAAAAAGCGGATATCGAACGCTGGCTTAAAGCCGTCGAGTACTACGCCATGAGCCAAGTTAAAGACGGTAAGCTAGTGGTTCCCGGCTATAAATTGGTCGAGGGTCGCAGTAATCGTAAGATCACTGATCCCGTCGCTGCCGAAACTGTTTTGCGTAAGCATGGCTTTAATAAGCGCGATATCACGGAGACAAAACTTTTATCGTTGACTGCGCTGGAAAAGGTCACCGGTAAAGATAAATTTAACGACTTGCTAGCGGACTTGATTATCAAGCCAAGCGGCAAACCAACTTTAGTAACTGATGATGATAAACGCCCCGCGTTAAATTCAACTGCGGCGGCACAAGAAGATTTCGACTAAAAGAAAGAGGTAATTTAATTATGACTGAAAACACAAACACAACTAAGGTAATCACTGATATCGTTCGCTTTTCATTTGTCCACTTGCTAGAACCCACATCATTCGAGGGTCAAGAACCAAAATACTCCGTTATGCTGCTGATCCCGAAGACTGATTCTAAGACATTAGGTAAGATCAAGGCCGCTCAAAAAGCAGCCGCTGAATTAGGTAAAAGCAAGTTCAAGAATAACAAAATTCCCGCTAAGTTAAAAACGACGTTGCGCGATGGTGATGAGGAGATGGACACAGAAGAGTATCCAGAGTTTAAAGGGATGATGTTTATCAACGTCTCAAATAAAAACAAAGTCGGGATGGTCGGTACTCAGCGCGACGAACACGGCAAATTAAAGCGGCTTGCCGAAGACCCCGAAGAAGTTTACTCAGGAATGTACGGTCGTGCGTCAATTAACTTTTTTGCCTTTAACACCGCCGGCAATCAGGGTGTGTCCGCTGGTTTAAATAATATCCAAAAAAACCCGTGACGGTGATCACTTGGGTGGCGGCGCTGCGAAACCAGAAAATGATTTTGATGACTGGGAAGATGACACCGAAGATGCCGACATGGATGACGATTTATTAGATTAGGGAGGTGCGGAAAATTGAAATTAATTACAAATCAAAAATTAGAAGCAGCCTTTAAAAAAGTAGTTACAAAAGACGACGCACGAACGGCATTACAATGCTTACATTTTGATAAAGATGGCAGTGTTGTTGCTACGGACAGTCATGTACTGTTGCGCATTGAAGAGTTTCATAATCTAAATCAGAGTCTTAATTTAAATCTTAAAACGTTTTTGGAAGATGATTTGGATCGCTACCCAGAGACTAAGCGATTGATTCCTGAGTCGTTCGATTTTGAGCTACGAGTTGATAGCGACGAACTGGCAGATGCGTTGCCAGTAATTACTGGTATGACCAAGACCCGGGATAAGCAAGCACTAGCGACCTTAAGTTGGGATGTTGAAGATCGTAAGCTAATGATCACCAGCGGTCAAGTTTCCCTTAATATTCCCGCTATTCAGACTGACGACTCTTCTTATGACACTGATACAGATGTACTTGCTACCGTTAACCCAAAATATCTGGCACAGGCGATCGAATTTTATACCCAAGTTGCCGAAGTACCGGAAGTCACTTTCGGGTTTAATGGAGCACTGCGACCAATTGCTTTGACTTATGAAACGGCAACATACTTGATCACACCCGTACGAACTTTTTAAAAAACGAGAACAGGGACCTTTAACCGGGTCCCTGTTTTAGGAAGGAGGTTAAAAATGGAACGCTTAAATCTGGATCTAGAGACCTATAGCGAAGCTAACCTGCCAAAGGTCGGTGTTTACCGTTATGTAAATGATCCCAGTTTTGAAATTCTGCTGTTTTCTTATGCCATCAATGGCGGTGAAGTAACCTGTATCGACCTCGCTAGCGGGGCCGTGATCCCCATTGAAATTGTCGCGGCTATAACCGATCCGGGGATTATCAAAGTCGCCTTTAACGCCCAGTTCGAACGAGTGGCCCTGTCTAAATTCTGTGGTCAAACGCTGGACCCCGAACAGTGGCATGACACGATGGTCACCGCTAATGAGTTAGGGCTAGGCGGCGGCTTAGGTCAAGTTGCTAAATTTCTAGGCATTGATCAGCAAAAGGACACTCGTGGCACGGCGTTGATTAATTATTTCTCAAAGCCTTGTAAACCGACCAAAGCTAATGGGATGCGCACGCGTAATCGTCCCGAAGACGCACCAGACAAATGGGCGACTTATATCGCCTATAACCTGCAAGACGTCCGCACCGAGATGGCGATTGCCGAAAAACTTAAAGGCTACCCGGTTAAAAAGTCGGAGTGGCAGCTCTACAGTATGGATCAACGTATCAACGACCGCGGTGTTGGGGTGGATCGGCAGCTGGCCGGGGGTGCCGTCGAGATCATGACTGCGCTAAATGACCAAAACATCGCCCAGCTCAAAAAGGTGACTGGCTTAGATAACCCTAACAGCTTAGTCCAGTTTAAAGGTTGGCTAGCGGATCAGGGTTATCCCTTTGACAAACTTGGTAAGGCAGTTGTGCAAGAGGCACTTGCTAAAGGTGATTTATCTAACATTGTAGCCGAAGCCCTTAAATTAAGGCTGAGCTTGTCAAATAGTAGTACTAAAAAATATCAGACCATGCTTGGCGCGGCTGATGATAGAGGGCGCGCGCACGGCTTGATGCAGTTTTATGGCGCTAACCGGACAGGTCGTTGGGCTGGACGTTTGATCCAAGTCCAAAATCTACCACGCAACTATCTTGACCCGGAGCTATTAGATTTTGCCCGTGAGCGCGTCAAAGCCGGTGACAGTGAGTCGATAGATCTGATCTATGACTCGGTGCCGGACACCCTAAAACAGCTCATACGGACAGCACTGGTGCCGGCAGACGGCAACAAACTTGTGATCTGTGATTTTAGCGCCATCGAAGCCCGCGTGATCAGCTGGTACGCCAATGAGACCTGGTCGCTAGAAGAATTTGCCGACAATGAGGATATCTATAAGGCAACAGCTAGTCGTATGTTTGGGATTCCAAAGGCCGACATCGATAAGAAAATCCGACAACGGGGGAAAGTCGCCACATTGGCGCTGGGCTATCAAGGTAGCGTAGGCGCGTTAAAGGCAATGGGTGCGCTTGACATGGGCATTCCCGAAGATGAGTTGCAAGGTCTAGTGGACGCGTGGCGCAAGGCCAGCCCGCACGTGGTTAATTTCTGGCATGACGTCCAACGTGGTGTAACTGATGTTGTCGAAAATGGTGGTGTCGCTCACATGCAGCGAGGGCTTAAAGCATTCAAAAAGGCGGGTTTTCTGTTTATCCAACTACCCTCGGGGCGGCGCTTGGCTTACGCCAAAGCAGCGCTAGAGGACAGTGACTATGGTCCACGAATCACTTATATGGGCCAAGGGACACACGTTGGTTTTACGAAACTGGAGACCTACGGCGGCAAATTGGTGGAAAATATCGTGCAAGCAACCGCTCGTGACTTACTAGCCCAGTCGATGTATCGACTAGAAGTTTACGGTTACCCCGCAGTTTTCCATGTTCATGATGAGGTCGTGGCCGAGGTACCCGATAGCGATGATTTTAGTGTCGCCGCCATGCGCGAAATTATGTGTCGGCCGATTAAATGGGCTGACGGATTACCATTAAATGCCGCTGGCTTTGAGACTTACTACTATAGAAAGGACTGATTAAAATGAGTTCCAGGGGACAACATAAACGGATCTACGCGCTTTACCGTGGCGAAGAATACGTCCGTGATGGGACAGCTTTAGAGCTGTCTGAGGAGACTGGTTTAAAAGTAAGTACCATTTTATGGTACAGCTCTACAGTAAGACGGCAGCGGGTCAACAGTCAGCAACGGGGCGCGAAAAAGTCAATTATTGTCGAACCGATTGGGTGGGATGATGACGATGAAAATTAAACCAATTTACGCCGTCGCTTATGCCGATGATCCGACCGGGCCTACTAGAGATTATCTTTATCGGACCTATCACACAGCAGTCAAAAAGGCAGCTAAGCTAAATCAACGCGACGACACTGACAAATGGCGAGTCCTAGTCAGCATTGATTGGCTTGATATTAAATATCTTGGCGGGAAGGAGAGTTAACTTGGACGCAAAACAACAAACTTTTATTAGACCGGCACATGATCAAGAGTTAAATCTAGCTACCGCAACTTCGCGGCACGAAAAAAAATGGAAAAATAAACCCATGACTTGGGGTGATTTTTTACAAAAGTTACAGACCCCAGTCGTAACGCCGGAGACCCTAGAAGAATTTTTGAAATTATCTAAATCACGGCAGGACGATATTAAAGACGTCGGCGGCTTCGTTGGGGGCTTCCTAAAAGAGGGTCGCCGCAAAGCTAACTATGTGCAGTCACGATCGATTTTAACCCTAGATGTGGACTTTGCGACGCCAACACTTATCGATGATATCCAGTTGTTATTTGACTGCGAAATCGCGATTTACTCAACGCATAAACACAAGGCGGATAAGCCCCGTTATCGTTTGATCATTCCGCTTAAGCGGGTGGTGACCCCAGATGAGTATCAACCCGTTGCCCGTAAAGTGGCTGAGTTATTCGGGATGGACCTTTTTGACGACACCACGTATCAGCCGGAACGGTTAATGTATTGGCCTAGCCACAGTAGCAATGGCGAATATCTGTTTAAGTATTTTCCTGGTGATTGGCTAGACCCAGATGAGGTGTTAGCCCAGTACGATAACTGGCGCGATGCGACGTTTTGGCCAGAGTCATCACGTAAAGGTGAAATTCATGTTAGCGATGCCAAAAAGCAGGGTGATCCATTAACTAAAAAAGGGATAATTGGTGCCTTTAACCGCACTTATGATATCCGTAGCGCGATCGAAAAGTTTCTACCGGATATCTATACGCCGACAGACCACGAGGACCGCTTTACCTACGCGGCCGGTAGTACTGAGGGCGGTCTGGTGTTATATGATGACAAGTTCGCGTACTCGCATCACGGGACTGACCCCGTTGGCGACACCCTTAATAACGCGTTTGACCTGGTTCGTAAGCAGCTATTTGGTGATCAAGACGACGACGCAAAAGAGGATACTCCCGTAACGCGGCTACCGAGTTATAAGGCGATGCGCGAGTTCGTTTTGGGTGACGACGACGCAAAAAGGACATTAGCATCGGAACAGATAAGCGATGCAAGTAGTGACTTTGCCGACCCTGTGAGTGATGAGGACGACACCTGGCTGACCGCTTTAGAGCTTAACGACCGTGGCGAGATCGAGTCATCCGCGCGTAATTTAGAGCTGATCATGCACCACGACGAAAACTTAAAGGATAAATTTTATACGGATAGTTTTGCCAATCGGCTAACGATTAAAGGCAAGGTCCCTTGGCAACACGAGGGGGATGAACCCTATTGGAAAGACAGTGATGACGCCGGGCTAAGGATTTATCTCGAACGGACTTATAAAATCGTTAACCGTGGTAAGATCGAGGACGCGTTTATCCAAGAGGCCGAACGTAACGCGGTACACCCAGTACGAGAATACCTCAATGGCTTGACCTGGGATGGACAGCCACGGGTCGAAACGCTGCTGGTTGACTACCTGGGAGCAGCGGATACACCGTACACACGGTTAGTAACCCGTAAGTTTTTAGCCGCGGCTATTGCCAGGATTATGCGCCCAGGGGTCAAGTTCGATTACATGATCGTTACCAGTGGTCCTCAGGGTATTGGTAAGACGCTGTTACCGCAACGACTGGCTGGAGCTTGGTTCAGTAACTCTCTGGAAAGCGTACAGGGCAAGGATGCTTATGAGTCGTTACAGGGCGCTTGGATCATGGAGATGGGCGAAATGAACGCCACTAAGAAAGCCGATATTGAGGCGACCAAGCATTTTATCAGTAAAACCGAAGATATTTTTCGTGTCGCTTATGGCCGTCACAAGTCTTATTTTCCCCGCCAGTGCGTTTTCTGGGGCACAAGTAATGACAGTGAGTTTCTCCGCGATCGGACAGGTAATCGTCGTTTTTGGCCTGTAGACGTGGGGCTATACATTAGTAAGAAAAAGATATGGACTGATTTAACCAAAGCTGAACGTGACCAGATCTGGGCCGAGGCTAAGACCATTTACGAAAAAGGTGAAAATTTATACTTGAACGCTGAGGAAGAACGTTTAGCCGTAGACCAGCAAAAGATGCACACCGAGGTTAGCGCCTTAGAAGGGATGATCCAAGAATTTGTTGAAACACCGATAACAGAAGACTGGTACTCCCGTTCAGCTGAACAGCGCCGGCAATATATCCAAGAAGCTAATGATGATGAAATTGCGGAATTGGGTAATGTGCGCCGAGATAAAGTAGCAGTTATTGAGGTGTGGAATGAGCTGCTTAAGGGAGATCCGCGAAATTTGGTACCAGTCAAAGCGGCTGAGATTAGAAACATTTTAACTAACATGGACGGCTGGCAAAAATACCAAAAATCGAAAGGGCAAAGCCGGTTTGGCACCGATTACGGAAGACAGGTCACTTATATAAGAATCGATTTAGATGAGCTACCAGATACTAGACGGTAGGTTGACACGCACCGAAAAAGTAGTCACCCAAAAACTGTAAAGTTAGACAGTAGACACTAGGGTAGACATGTGTTAGACAGATGAAAGCCCTGTGTGGCTTGGGATAGGGTGGGTATGTACTACAAGTCTACTAAAATATTACTACTTTATAGTAATTAATAATAAGGGGCATATATATACGTATATACCCTTTATACGGATATATATAGTTACAGCGATTTTTTTGAAGACAGGAAGACAGCCAAAATTTAGGGGTGAAAAAATGAAATTTATGATCACGATTCATAAAGATGGAAAGCCAGATCTTAAGCGAGTAATTTACGCAGGCAATGCAAAAACTGCCTTGAAAATGTTCTGGGGGACAACACCTTGGAGATGGGGCGAAAACGCCGAATCTCTCAGTATTAAGATCAATAAGGTCTAGGAGGCAAAGCATTTGGAACTAGAAAGAGATGTTGAGAATTATCTAAAGCGGCAAGTCAAATTACATGGCGGGCTGGCATATAAATTTGTGTCACCAGGACAGCGCGGCGTACCAGATCAGCTGATTTTATATAAGGGGCAAACCCTTTTTGCTGAGATCAAAAAAAGCGATGGCGAGCTACAGGCTACACAAAAAGCCCAGATCCGTAAAATGCAGCGTTACGGTGCCAGTATTTTTGTTTTGTGGTCCAAGCATGATGTGGATGAGATGATCAAAAAAATGCGACGACTTTATAAAGGACGGTGATTAAAAAATGCAAGCAAAACTACACCCATATCAACGGTATTCAGCGACCTGGATCGAGGAACATCCATACTGCGCCTTACTGTTAGATATGGGACTTTGACTAGGTAAAACCTTGTCCACTTTGACCGCCTTACATGAGCTCATGAAAGATTATGAGTTGATCGATAAAACACTAGTGATTGCCCCGCTGAAAGTAGCAATCGAGACTTGGCCGGCAGAGCTTAAAAAATGGGACGCCTTTCATGATTTCACCTGTTCTGTGATCACGGGTCCGCCGGCTAAGCGGCTGGCCGCACTTGATCAACCCGCCGATCTTTATATCATCAACCGCGAAAATGTAGTATGGTTGGCCGAGTTTTATAAAAAGCGGTGGCCATTTAAAACAGTGGTGATCGATGAGCTATCCAGCTTTAAATCTAGTAAGTCCAAGCGGTTTAAGGCTTTACGTAAGGTTCGACCATTAATGGATCGCGTGATTGGGCTAACAGGGACACCAGCGCCTAACACCTTAATGGATCTTTGGCCACAAATCTATTTATTGGACGGTGGCCAAAGATTAGGCAAGACGATCACGGCATATCGCAATCGATATTTTTATCCGGCATCCTCATCGGGTCATGTTGTTTACAGTTGGGCGCTTAAGCCCGGCGCCGAGGATGAGATCTATAATGCCATCGCCGATATCTGCGTCAGCATGAAGGCTGAGGACTATCTAAAGCTACCACAGCGCTTAAACCAGACTGTGAGTGTCGAGCTTAAACCTAAAGAGCGGCGACAATATGACGAGCTGGAAAGGTCCTTAGTACTGGAGTTAAATGGGACTGAGGTCATGGCAGCTAACGCGGCGGTCTTGTCTAATAAATTACTGCAAATGGCTAATGGTGCAATTTATGATGATGACCATAAAGTCCAATTGATCCACAACGCCAAGTTAGATGCTTTGGAGCAAATTATCGAGGAGGCAAATGGCCAGCCGGTATTGGTGTTTTATAACTATCAGCATGATCTAGATCGGATCATGCAGCGACTGCCACTAGCCCATAAATTGGAAACTGGCGATGTCAAAAAGTGGAACCGCGGTGGGATCCCAATCTTATTAGCCCACCCGCAGTCATCGGGGCATGGGCTTAACTTACAGCAGGGTGGCCATATTATTGTCTGGTTTAGTTTGACATGGTCTTTAGAGTATTATCAGCAGGCTAATGCCAGGCTAGACCGGCAGGGCCAGACTAAACCAGTGATTATTTACCACCTAGTTGCAAAGGACACCGTGGACGAAAAAGTAATAGAAGTATTAAAAAATAAAGCCGCTGGCCAAGATGAGCTTTTAAACGCGGTCAAGGCCAGGATTAAATCAGTTAGAGGTGAAATAAGTGGAAAAATTAAGTAAAGAGCAGTTAAGCATCATCACTGCAGAGGTTATTAAAAATTTGGACCATGAGAAACGTAAACGCGTGGCCACCGAAAAGGACACACGGTTACGTAACACTCGGATCTTGGTGCGATCATACCCAAAACTCAAAGCGCATACGGCAACACAGCCGGAGGTGTTTCTTGATGACGATATCTATGAGATGATCACCGGTGTCAAAATCAGCGATCACGAACTCGCAAAATATCACATTAAAACCAAGCATTTGCTGGAGTATGTCGATACAATTTTAGCTGCCTATAAACAGGTTTGTCTTGGTGGTGACGAGAGCGATAAGCGTCGGTGGCAGATTATGCATGACACGTATTTAAGCGATCACCGTTTACGTATGGCGGATCAAGCAAATAAGTGGAACGTAGACAAAAGCACGATTAGCCGGGAGTGCGCAAAAGCAATCCAAGAATTATCGGTAACCATGTTTGGGATAGCGGGGTTAGCTGATTTTTTATCTGACTGGATCGCCTAGCTCATGCAACAAATCCGCACCCAAATGCGTATCAGTAAATGGTATTATGATATTGTCAAAATAAACTGATGACAGGGCTAGCTTAACTAAAGATGTCGTTAACCAAAATCTAAAAAAATTCAGTTCAATCGCAAGCTTTAGTCAAGCGAGTCGAGTCCCTCCAAACCAATTTTTGACATAAACCCACAATCTTTACAGTATCATATTAGGAGCGCCCAGCAATGGACGTTCTTTTTACATATTTTCAGCCAGAAAACGAGGTGGTAAGAGTGGGACTAACGGTCAAACAACAAAAATTTGTTGATGCTTTTGTTGAGCTGGGTAATGCGACTCAAGCCGCTTTGCGGGCTGGCTATAAACCAAAAGCCGCGGCACAGCAGGGTGCGGAAAACCTAAAAAAACCTTATATAAAAATTGCGATCGACAATCGGCTAGCCAAAATTCAGTCATCTAAAATCGCTGATCAAACGGAAGTCCTGGAATATCTGACTAGGGTATTGCGTGGCAAAGAAAAAGAGACAGTAGTCACGCCTAAGGGCTTAGTCATTGATGATGTGCCGCCGAAAATCTCAGACCGAAATAAAGCAGCAGAGTTGATTGGCAAACGACACCAGATGTGGACCGATAATGTTAACGTCAATTCTGGTGATATCAAGATTACAATTGGTGGTGATGACGATGGCGATTAGCCTAAACATCCCTAAACCGCAAAAGGTATTTACCCGACAAATACTGGACCACTTGACTGATTACAGCCATCCCGTTGAGATCTGGTACGGTGGTGCCAGTTCGGGTAAGAGCCATGGCGTGGTCCAAAAAAATGGTGCTTAAAGCATGCAAACCCTGGAAGTTTCCGCGGCGCATGCTTTTTTTACGTAAAGTCGCCCGTACGGTTAAACGGAGTATTTTTCAAGACGTGTTGGACTGCCTGTCTAATTTTCAGCTGTTGGCCTACTGCAAGGTCAATTTATCCGATTTTGAGATCAAGTTACCTAATGGCGCCCAGTTTCTTTTCGCGGGGATGGACGACCCTGAAAAAATTAAATCAATCAAAGGTGTCTCCGATGTCATTATGGAGGAGGCAACCGAGTTTACGCCGGAAGATTTTATGCAACTGCGGATCCGTCTCCGTGAGGCTAAGCACCTGCAACGGCAACTAGTTTTAATGTTTAACCCGGTAAGCAAGGCCAACTGGGTTTTTACAAACTTTTTTGTTAAAGAGCCGCCTAAAGGTACGGTGATTTATCAAAGCACCTATAAGGATAATCAGTTTTTAGATCAAGCAACCCGTGACACCATCGAGGAGTTGGCCCGGACTAACCCAGCCTACTATCGGATCTATGCACTGGGCGAGTTTGCGACGCTGGATAAGTTGATTTTTCCGCGTTACGAAAAGCGGGTTATCGATCGCGAACAGCTGCGGCGCATCCCTGATTTTTATGGGCTCGACTTTGGTTATGCCAACGATCCGTCGGTCCTGATCCATGTCAAGCTAGATCTACAAAAACAGCGGCTATATATCCTTGATGAGTATAGTAAGCCAGGAATGCTTAATAACGAGATCGCACAAGTGATCAAGTCAATGGGTTACGCCAAAGAAGTGATCACTGCTGATGCAGCTGAACAAAAATCGATCGCCGAAATCCGACTGCGTGGTGTGTCTCGCATAAGGGCATCCCATAAAGGCAAGGACAGTATTTTGCAAGGCATCCAATTTATGCAACAGTTCCAGCTGATCGTTGATGAGCATTGTCCGAAAACAATCGAAGAGCTGGAAAACTATACCTGGCAAAAGGATAAAAAAACTGGCGAATATGTTAATAAGCCGGTTGATAGTTTTAACCATTGCATTGACGCGATCCGCTACGCCATCGAAAACTCAATGCGTAAGCGGATGGATATTGATAAGACACTGCGGATATTAAATAAATATGGACTAGGTAGGTGATAAGATGGCAAAATTTTTAGGCCGCGAGCGTTTTGACAAAAACGCGAATGCCGTGTATCAGTATGATCCAGCGACTTTTAATAAGCTGGAGCTGGATAGCGAGGCTTTTAAAAAATTAATTAGCAGGTTTATCCGTAAGCACTCAACGGAGCAAGTGCCACGGCTAGAGGAGCTTAAGCGGTACTACTTACATGATAATGCGATCCACCGGCGTCCGGATAAAAGTAATCCCGATCAGGCGGATAATCGCATCGCGAGTGCTTATGCGCAGTATGTGACCATTTTTATGCAGGGTTATATTTTGGGTAATCCGGTCAAATACGAAAATCCGGATAAGGCCTTAACGGATAAGATCAATGATTTTAACAGTATCAACCACATTGACTACCACGACTCTTTAATCGAGACGGACTTAAGTATTTACGGCCGCGCCTATGAGCTGGTGACCTTAGATGGACAAGCTCGCGAACGGGCGATTAAGCTACGCCCGGAAAATACGTTTGTCGTTTATGACGACTCCGTGGATCCGGCGCCATTATTTGGCGTGCGCTATTATTCACTGGGGTTTGACACTGATGTCACTTACAAGGTTGAGGTTTACCTAGCAAATAAAAATGTTACTTTTACCAGCAAAGCCGCAAACTATGGCACCCTATCCGCAGCTAAAATAGTTGATGTCCCTTTTGCCGAATGCCAGATCAACGAATATAAAAATAACGACGATCGCATTGGTGATTACGAAAATGTCCTGGATAACATTGACGCATATGATTTATCCCAGTCAGAACTGGCTAACTTTCAGCAGGATAGCAATGACGCGATTTTAGTGATCAAGGGTAATCCATATACGGGCTCAGCAACGCCAGAGTATCAGCGCGACGAAAAAACGGGTGAGTACCTACGCGACAGCCAGGGCGATCTCATCCCAGTTGAAAATTCGGAGGCGGATGTGTTAACACAAATGTTACGAGCACACATCCTTGTCTTGGACGATAACCCTAACCCTGATGGCGCTCAACCGGATGCGGCTTGGTTGGTTAAAAGCTATGATACTGAGGGCACAGAAAAGTATAAGCAGCGGATCGTTGACGATATTTTACGCTTTACTTTTACGCCGGACACCAACGATCAAAATTTCGCGGGCACGCAATCTGGCGAAGCCATGAAATATAAGCTATTGGGCAATGATAATTTGCGGAAAGTTAAAGAGCGGCTATTGACTGCGGGATTTTTGCGGCGCTTACGTCTCACTAGTTTTTCTTGGGGTATAAAAAGTGCGGCAACCACGGAAGTCGAGTCAACGACGGTTACTTTTACACCTAATTTACCGGAAGATAAGCAGCAACAGATCGCAATGGCTACTGCAATTGACGGGATCGCATCCGATGAGACGGTCTTAGGGTTGATCAGTGACGTAACTGGGGTTGATGCTAAGCAAGAGCTTAAACGACTTAAAAAGCAGCACAAAGACGCCGCAGAGGAGTTTAATAGTGGCTACCCCGATCCTAACGCCGAACAGCCTAAAGTAGGTGAGCCAGATGGCAGATCAGCCGAATAGCCAAGCCTACTGGATCAAGCGGACCACAGGTGTTATGGCCAAGCTGGATAAAACGGATGCGGTGATCACCGCTGCGCTGTTAAAAACGATAGCGGCGGCTAAGGATGAGATCACTGATGATCTGGCCAGTATTATCCAGCGTTATGCTGACGATAACGGTCTGACTTATCAGCAAGCTAAAAAGCAAGCTTATAAGACCGATCTAAGCCAATATGTGCGCGAGGCTAATGAGTATCGGCAAACACACGATAAGGACCCAGAAGTGCTTAAACGACTCAATACGGATTACTTTGCATCCCAGGTCTCAGTGCTGGATATGTTACGCGCCCAGATCGAGTTTGCAGTCCTAAAACAAACTGTTAACTTTAATGATCAGTTTAGTGATTATCTTAAGCAGACCGCAGCCGAAGTTGATAAGCGGCTAGCTGAGGGCTTTGCTAACAGTACACTAAATACGAGCGCGATTAAAGCTATCCTGGCTAACGAGTGGAGCGGGGCTAATTACTCGCAGCGCGTTTGGCGTAATATGGACCAGATGGCAGCCAAGTTAAAAGACAGTATCACGACTGGCTTTATTCGTGGTTACGGTACGCGTGACACGGCGCGGCGGATGCGGCCTTTTGTCCGTGATATGGACGCCACGGTTAAAACGATGCGCTATGTTACAGAGCGGTTAGTCCGGACAGAGTCCACATATGTGGCTAATCAAGCAATCGCATCCCGTTATCGGGCTGACGGTGTCGATAAATATGAGTTTATCGCGTTTATCGATGATCGGACCAGTAAAGTCTGTAAGTCACTTAATCATAAAGAGTTTGATCTGGATGATTATGATCCAGGCGAAAATGCGCCACCGATGCATCCCCATTGCCGATCGGTGATCGCACCAGCACTTAGCGCACTAACAAGATATGATAAATACCTTAAGCCAAAAACGGCTGAAAAATATAACGAGATCCACAAAACAGCAGTTTAGCTGTTTTCAATTTGCCCTTTACTGCTTGGGGCATTAAATATTAAGCTGTTTCGCCGCCGGGCGTAAAACGAGTTTCGGTGGCCCACCGATAAGGGCAAAGGAGTTTTAAAAATGACTGAAAACGAACCGCTAAAGATGGACTTACAGTTTTTTGCCGATCCTACTGGCGAACCAGCACCAGAACCGGCTGCACCTAACACCGATCCAGTTGACCCTAATGCAAACTCAGACGACAATGCAGAATCCGAAGAAAAGACGTTCACGCGGGATGATATTGGGAAAATGATCGCCGCTGAAAAGGCTAAGTGGGATAAATCTGTGACACAACAGATCGAGGATGCTAAACAAACGGCTTTAGCGGAGGGCGAAAAACGGGCTAAGATGAGTGCCAAGGAGCGCGAGGACGAAGCAGCTAAGCAACGCGAAGCAGAATTGGCTCAGCGCGAGCAGGAACTTAATCAACGCGAATTAGCGACAACAGCAAAAGATGAATTATCTAAGGCGGGTCTACCGCAGTCATTTTTAGAGATGATCTTAGGCGCCGACGCCGAAACAACGTCGGCTAACATCACGGCACTTAAGAAAACTTATGACGAAGCTGTTAACGCCGCAGTTACGGAACGTCTAAAAACACCACTGCCAAAGGGTGGCAACACTAACACTGGTGCGGATGATCCGTTTGCGGCGAAAATGGCTCAATACAACAACTAGGAAAGAGGTTATAAATTATGGCGCAAGAAAATAATAATCAAGCCGTCCGCTACTACAGTAAGCAGCTTAAAGGCTTGATGCAGGCAGTTTATCAAAAGCAGGCTTACTTCCGCGAATTTTTTGGTGGCACTTTAGAAGCTTTAGACGGAGTGACTAATAACCAAACGGCATTTAGCTTAAAAACATCTGACATCCCAATGGTGATTAAGACCGGTGATCTTAAAGTGGCACCGGCTTACAGCACCGATAAAAATGTCGCCTTTGGCACTGGTACCGGAAATTCTAATCGTTTTGGTCCTCGGACGGAAATCATCTATGAAGACACCGATGTCAATTACACCTGGGGCTGGGCTTTCCACGAAGGCATTGACCAGCACACGGTTAATAACAATTTAAACCAAGCTGTGGCTGATCGTTTAGATTTACAAGCACAAGCAAAAGTGCAGATGTTTGACGATGCCGGTGGCTTATTTATCTCCAAAAATGCTGGTACGGTCGAAACATTGGCTGATCTGGCAGCAGATAACATTACCGCCTTGTTTAATCGTTTAGCCGTTGCTTATGTAAATATGGAGGCTGTTGGTACTAAGTTAGCCTGGGTCACACCAGAACTTTATAACGCTTTAGTGGATCATCCCTTGACTACATCCAATAAGTCTTCTGCGGCTAACATCGATACTAATGGTTTGCTAACGTTTAAGGGCTTTACGATCCGCGAAACACCGGATGCAAAGTTCCAAGCTGGCGAAGTCGCCTATACATCTATTGCTGGTGTCGGTCGTCAATTTACGGGGATCAACACCGCTCGGACAATCCCATCCGAAGATTTTGATGGTCAAGCCTTGCAAGGCGCTGGCAAAGCAGGCGAATTTATTTTACCTGCTAACAAAAAGGCCGTGGCTAAAGTTACGTTGGGTGCCGCAGCGGGGGAATAACAGCCCCGTCTGCAAATGACGGGGTCCCAACTGAGGCCAACACGATCGCCGAGATCACTGCTTGGCTTGATGCTAATGGCATTGATCATACTGGGGTCACTCTTAAGGCAGACCTGCTAGCGTTGGTCCCGAAAGTTTGAGGTGAGTTAAATGGTAGCAGAGACTGACTTAACTAAAGTTAAGCGGCGGTTAGCCATTACAGACGACAAGCAAGATCAGTTGTTAATAGACTTAGCCGAAGATAGCAAAGCTCAAGTCGAGGCTTATCTTAATCAAGACGGTGCTATCGTAGCTACAGTTACTTTACCCGAACGCTTGGGCTGGATTATCCGTGAGCTAACAATTCGTCGGTTTAACCGGATTGGGGATGAGGGCAAGACCTCTGCGGCTGAGTCCGATGTCTCCACTAGTTGGGTGGCTGATGACTTAGCCGATTTTTATGTTTATCTAGATCCGTTACGCGCTAAGACTGGTGGTCGCGGGATTGCGAGGTTTATCTAATATGAGATATGACAAACGTATCCAGTTGATCCGTGTGGGCACAAAAGTGGGTTATCTGGGTGATACTACTGAGGTAGAGTTACCGCCAGAAGACGTGGTTTGTGCAATCAGTGGATTAACTAACTCGGATAAGCAGACCTACTTTAAAGATCAGTATAAGGTGGACGGCTTTAGAGTCCACTTACAAGGGCCACCCGATCGGTATGATGGGCTTAAATACGTAATCAGAGATGGGGTTAAACACGAATTTGCTGGTCGACGGATTTTACGTAATAGTCTGGTGGTGATTGTAGGATGAGCAGCGCGATAAAAATGAAATTTAAGGGTCTTGATGCCTTTATCTCTGGCGTTGAGAAACAGCCCAAAAAAATCCAAAAAGAAATCGACGGCGCGATCTGGGAAACCGCCCAACGAGTAGAACGGGCAGCTAAGCTTAATGCACCCGTGGATACCGGCTATTTACGACAAAACATCGTTGCTAAAAAGACCGGTAATTTAACCGCGCGGGTTGACTCTTTTGCCTTTTACTCATTTTATCAAGAGTATGGCACACGCAAAATGGCGGCGCATCCCTATTTTCGGCCGGCTATTAATAACGAGTACCCACGGCTGTTTTTAATCTGTCAGGCAATCGTTAATGGAGGGATCAAGTAATGGCACATGCGCCGATGACTGAGTTTTTAAAACAAATTGCAACGGGCATCTCGGCAATCGGGGTGCCCGTTAAATTTAACTTGCCTGGCCCCGAAGTCCCGGAACCCTTTGTTGTGATCGGACCGCATTTTGATAGCGACAACAACGCCAAAGTAGGCCGCGCAATCACGACAACAGAATTGCAGTTTGATCTGTTTTATCCGATTAGTGCTGATGTAGCGGAGTTTGAGGATAAGGTGACTCAGATCAAAAATGCAATCCAACCGGTTAAATCAATCTCAGTCAGTACGAGTGAGGACGACACACTGGGGCGGACAGTCCGACGAGCGCTATATCAAGTGACAAAAATAATCCAATAGGAGGCAATATAAATGGTAGACACACCAATTAATAACGGTGTTGAGACACACACCGGTAAAGCGTTACTGGCTAAAAAGGTTTGGTACTTTATCCAACCAACCAGCTTACCAGTAGGTAGTAAAGCAATTTTGCCCGCTTATCAAACCGAGGGTGACACCACAGTCGGTGGTGACTCAGTTGATGAACAGACCAAGCAGGGCCGGATCGTTATGCCGTCAACCAACGAGGACAGTGTTGAGTTGACGCAGTATTTTTCTCCGGGTGATCCGACAGCTGATTACCTGGTCAAGGCTAAACACGAAGGCCACCAGGTTAAAGTTTGGCGGGTGACCGTCGACGAAGCTTTAGCGGAAGATGAGGGTGACTATAAGGTTTATCCAGCTATGTTTGGCTATGGTGTACCAGATGAAGTCGAATTATCTGACGGGGATGACTTGGTCGAAGCTAACTACACTTTAAACATCTTGGATAAATTGAAAGACGGAACCTTCCCGCTTACCGACGCCGATATTAAGGCTTTAGAACAAATTTACGAGTACGAACGCCCAGGCGAAACCACTGGCGATTTTGGTGGCCAAGCCAAAACTCCAGTTGCTCCAAAAGCCTAATTTAATTTTGTCGCCTAAGAAAATCACAGTACCTAGCGGGGCGGCTATGAGGGGGATAATAATCAATGGAATTTAAAATAGGACCTAAAAGCTATGAGATTAAATTTAATTATAATGCCATGTTTAAGGCAAATAAGGAATATTCTGACATTGATAAAGCCGGCAACTCAATGAATAACGGGGCGGCCAATTTATTTATGCGCTTGATCTCAAATGATGATACAGTCCTTTTTGATATTTTAAAACTCTATGTCGATAAAAAAGTGACCGACGAAAGAGTCTTGGACGCGGTTGACGCTTTGACCGATGGTGGTAAAAAGATTGACGAAATCCACACTGAATTAGTTGAGGAACTTAAAAATAGCGGTTTTTTCTCACGCGCGATCGAATCATACAAAAAGACGATCGAGGATGGCCTGGAGATGCTGAAGAAGAAGGACCAGACCGAGGACAACGAAAACAATATTATGGCAGTCGAACGACAGTTGACATTGCTGAACGAAAATCTCTGATCACGCTGTGCGCCCGCAACGGGTACTTTGACTTTAACCAGGCACTTGACAGCTATGAGTGGGAATTGCGGGCGATCCTAGAAGGCTGTCGCTTACGATCACTGGATGAACGCGAACAGCTGGCTAGGTTGGCAGCAGATGTTGGCTATTTTAACAACGCCAAAAAGCCTAAGTTTAATAAGATATTTAACAAAGAGCGCGAAGAAAAACGCATCCATGAGATTTTTAATGGTAAGCCTAAACGCGCGAAGGATAAGCATAAGATCTTAGCTGCATTAGATCATTTTAAAGAAAGGGGGTAACCACTATTAATAAAGAAATCTGGGCGACTATTAGCGCGGATATGAGTAATTACCAGCAGGCCATGGGTGAAATTGTTAGCAGCACTAAAAGCGCGATGAGTAATGCGGCTAATGCAGCTGCGGCCGGTGGCCAAAGTATGGTCAATCGAGTGTCATCGATCCTAGGCAACCTACCCGCGGCTGTCGGCAAGGTGACGGCGCCAGTAGCTAACGCAATTGGTAATGCTTTTAACAAAGCTAGTAGCTTAGTCCAATCCGTGATGGCCAATATCGCTAATAAAATTCCCGATCCCCTTAAAAATGCAATGAGTCAAGTCGGTAGCACCGTTTCTAACGGCTTTAGATCTGCCTTTAATGGCGCCAAAAGTATCGTAACATCGGTTGCCTCAGCACTGCCCGCACCCGTCCAAAGCGCGATGACCCGGATCGGGTCTGCGGTCAAGAGTGTTGGTAGTCAAATCCCTGGTGTTTTTCGTAGCGCATTTTCTGGGCTTGGCGGCATCGCATCAAGTGCGATATCTGGTGTAAGTGGCGCTTTTAGTAAAATCACTAGCGCCGCATCAGCTATGGCCAGTGGTGTAAAAAATGCTTTTGCTAAAGTCAATTCAGCGCTACAGGCGACTCGCGAAAAAATCAAGCAAACCGGCGAACAGATGCAGCAGAGCGGTCAAAAAATGACCGAGGCAGGAGACAGTCTTAAATCTATCTTTGCCCCAGCCGCTGTTGCAGTTGGCGGTGCGTTTGCTGGTGCCGCGACTAAGGCGGCAAGCTTTGAAGCAAAAATGAGTAATGTTAAGGCCTTAACCGGTGCTACCGGTGGCACAATGACCAAGCTTAAGGATTTAGCCATGGACATGGGCGCCAAAACAGCATTTAGCGCTAACGAGGCAGCCGATGGTATCGCAGAGCTGGAAAAAGCTGGGGTATCGACATCGGATATTATGCACGGTGGGTTAAAGGGTGCCTTAGATTTAGCCACTGCGGGCGAGTTAAGTTTGAGCGATGCAGCGGAAATTGCATCGACGGCGTTGAATGCGTTTAAGTCAGATAACCTATCCGTAACCGACGCCGCCAATCAATTGGCCGGTGCCGCAAATGCGTCGGCAACTGATGTCCATGAGTTGCAATATGGCTTATCCGCTGTGGCACCAGTTGCCGCTGGATTAGGGCTATCCTTTAATGACACGACCGACGCTTTAGCGGTATTTGCCCAGAACGGGTTAAAAGGGTCAGATGCTGGGACGTCGCTTAAGACAATGCTACAAAACTTACAACCTAGCACTAAAACGGCCATGGCAGAAATGCAGAAACTTGGTATTGTCACTAAAGATGGGTCTAATCGCTTTTTTGATGCTAAAGGCAACATCAAGTCAATGTCGGAAGTTTCAGAAATTTTGAAAACAAGTATGAAAGGCTTGACCAAAGCACAGCAACAGGCAGCCCTAAAAACGATGTTCGGGACTGACGCTGTCCGTGCTGCTACCATCGCGTCTAAAGAGGGCGCAACTGGCTTTGATAAGATGCAAAAATCAATCAGCAAGGTTACAGCGGCGGACGTGGCAAAAGAAAATTAAACAACTTAAAAGGTGCCATCGAAACCATGAAAGGCAGTTTAGAAACTGCTGGTATCTCGATCGGTAGCAAATTTTTACCATCACTCACCACAATTGTTAAAGGAGTTACTAAAGTTATTGATGCCTTTAACAAGCTACCTGATAGCGCCAAGAGCACGATTTTAAAAGTCGTTGCCGCGTTTGGTGCTATCGCTACAGCAGGGGCTGGCTTAGGAGCTGTTTTAGGTACGATCGGTAAATATCGCACCGCAATCGGGACACTTGAAAAAGCCTTTCCATTATTGGGAAAAGCCGTGCATTTGATGACATCCCCGCTGGCTGCGGTAAAGGCGATTTTAGGCCCAGTCGCTACTGGGTTTAAAGCCCTAGGCGCTGCTATGGTAGCTAACCCGATTGTTGCGGTTACAGTTGCAATTGCGGCAGTCGTTGCCGCTTTAGTTGTCTTTTTTACTAAAACTAAAGCGGGTAAGGAGATCTGGGCCAACTTTGTTGATTGGCTTAAAAACGCTTGGTCGGGTATGGTCGACTTTTTTAGCGGTATCTGGAGTGGCATCACTGAGGGCGCCGCCCATGTTTGGGACAGTGTTAAAGACGCTTGGAGTGCGGCGGTCGAGGCAGTCAAGGGCGTCTGGAACAGCATTACAGACTTTTTTAGCGGTTTATGGCAGGGTATTGTTTCGGGTGTTAGCACGATTTGGCAAGGCATCGTTACTCAGATGCAGCCGATCACGGACTCTGTTAAAAACCTGTGGAATGCGTTACAAGACTTTTTTAGCACTTTATGGCAAGGAATTGTTAGCCCGGCTGGTACGATCTGGCAGGGCCTGGTGACTATTTTTACGCCAATCATCGAAGCGGTTAAAGCCGCTTGGGCTGTCATAACAGACTTTTTTAGCACACTATGGCAAAACATTATTACAGTCGCAGGGACTATCTGGCAAGGCTTAGTTAACGTATTTAACGTCTTGATCGAAGCTGTCAAGACAGTTTGGAACGGTATCACTGATTACTTTAGCGGGTTGTGGCAAGGTATTGTTACTACCGCCCAAACAATTTGGCAGAACTTAGTAACCGTTGTCTCAACGGTCTGGGATATGATTAAAACCGTCGTGCAAACAGCGATATCCGTCCTCAGTACAGTCATCCAGACGGGGATGGACGTCATTAAGACCGTCTGGCAGACCATTTGGGACGTCATTAAAACTGTTGTCTCAACGGTCTGGGACGTCATTAAGACGACAGTATCAACAGTGATCAATGCAGTGGCAGATGTGATCAGAGCGGTAACCGACGCCATTAAAGGCGACTGGGAAGGCGCTTGGAACCATATCAAGGATGCTGTGACGACCGTCTGGAACGGGATTAAATCTGTTGTGACCAGTGTGATCAACGGTGTTAAATCCGTAATCACATCCGTAATGAACGCGATCAAGTCAGTAATGTCATCGATCTGGAATGGCATTAAGTCTGTTACATCTAGCGTTTGGAACGGGATTAAATCTGTTGTGTCATCCCTGATCAATGGGGTTAAATCCGTGATCAGCAACACAATGAACGGTATCAAGTCAACCGTTTCTAGTATCTGGAACGGGGTTAAATCAGTCACTTCCAGTGTCTGGAATGCTATCCGTTCCGTAGTTAGCAGCCTTGCTTCTGGAGTTGTTAATTCGATCCATTCCGCATGGAGCGGCGTTAGCGGTTGGGTTAGCGGCATATGGAATAATGTCCAGTCCGCCATTCGCGGTGCTTTAAGTTTTGATCTATCCGGAGCGGGACAAGCGATCATGAATAGTTTTCTTAATGGGTTGCGCGCTGTCTATAGTCAAGTGCAGAAATTTGTCGGTGGCATCGCTAGCTGGATTAGAGCGCACAAAGGTCCGATCAGCTATGATCGCCGATTACTGATCCCGGCTGGTAAAGCCATCATGAGCGGCTTTAATAAATCGTTGATGGCTAATTTTGAGCCGGTGAAGCGCAATGTGGCTAGTGTGGCCGGAATTATCGCGGACACGATGACGCAGAACTCGGGCAAGCAAGAATACGCAGTCCGCAGCGTGGTCTCAGCGGACGAACGGATGCTGGGGTCACACGTGGCGTCAGGCATTGGTGAGTTAAGCGACGAGGTGGCCGAACAGTCACATCAAGACCCGATCTTTGATGTCCATAACGAGATTGTTGGTGATAAAATCTACACCACAGTTAAAAATAAGGAAGCCCGCCGTGATGATATCAACGGCTTTTTTAATTAGGAGAGATGTAAATGGATGTATTAATTGCGGCACGTGACGGCACAAGTGCCGTCGCACTAGGTAGCTTAGGTTTACAGGTGACCGATTTTGAGGAGTCACCACCAAGCATTACGCGTAACAGTAAGAGTTTCGCCGGCCGTAATGGCGCGATCGACTACGGCGGTCGCCACACGACAAAAATGATTAAGGTCACTGCATATTATTACGCTGCGAACCTAGCTGAGGATGAGTCAATCCAAGAGCGGGTCAATGGCTTGTTATCTGGGCTTGATCCGTATTATGTATCAATGATGTTTAACACAGCAGAGATGTACAGCTTTGAGCGCCCCGGTCAACGGACAGGCGAGCCGGAAAGCCCGCGGGATGAGGAGACTTATAAGCGATTTTTGGTATATCGGACTGACAGTAACAGCCCGGATTTTAAAGGCAAGTCAGGAGCTGGGCTACTCAGTAGCTGGTCTTTTGAGTTTGCCACTGCGGAACTACCCTACGGCGAGTCCAAGCCCAAGGACATGATAATAGCTAGTGGTCAGTCCATCCCTTATGCGGGGACAACGGACAACTCACAGCTGGAACAGCCTTTTTATTTCGAGGTGGTGGCCAGTGCTGCAAGTACCACCGGCTTTAAGTTAACCGTTGATGATCAGGTCTGGGAAGTGCGGACGCCGGTTGTTGCCGGTGACATTTATAAAATCGCCGGCAGTAGTAATTTGCGTGGCGATCAGAATATCAATGATGACACTAACTATGGCTATTTTGTTTTACACGCGCGTACACAAAACCTGCTAACCTGTAGTATTGCTGCACAGATTACCATTAAAAACTTAAAAATTTATATCGATGAGAGGTGATAATATTTGATTAGATTTTATGATGTCGCAAATACCGCCCATATTGCACAGGCTACGCTAAAACGAGCTACCGGTGTCAATGGGAGCAAAACTGTTACTGGCGAAATTATCGCAGGTAATGCTGTGATCAATGGGATTGGCCGTGGATGGTCATTGGTATTTGACGACGAACCCTATGTTATCACCTATACCAAAGTTAATGATCAAACAAAATCAGTTGAGTTTGATGCGATTCAAAAATTTTTCTGGGACTTTGCCAAATCAGGATTTTATCAAGAGTGGAATGGCAGTCATACCTTTACGGCTTACCTGAATGCTTTATTTGAAAATACAGGTTATGAATACATTTTAGATGTTGATGTAGCAGCTTTTGAAAAAGAAAACTGGGGCATGAAAAACCGTCTAACCCTTTTTAACGACGTGATAAGTCAGGCAGGTGTCGAGTTTGAGCTAATCGGTAAACGGGTCAAAATAACCAAAGCAATCGGTAGTGACTTAAGCACGATCGTACGAAAAGGCTTTAACCTTAGTGATATGGTCAGCGAGTCATCAATTACTGACTTTGTGACTTACGGCAAAGGTTTTGGTGCATTTAATGACAGTAATGATCACAGTAAAGGGCGAATGGAAGTTGAGTATAAAAGCCCCTTGGCCGATACCTATGGTGTACTAGAAGCTGACCCCGTAGTCGACGAACGCTATACGATTGCAGGCTCGTTACTAGCTGCGGTAAAAGCTAAGGTCGATGACTCTGTAGCAATCTCGATCGATTTAAAAATTTATGATTTACCCGAGGCCGATTTTACTTATCAGGTGCCGCAAGCCGGTGACTGGATCATGGCAATTGACGAAGCTATTGGATTTAGTCGTCGTATCCGTATTATAAAAGTTGATGAAGAATTTGACGTTAATGGTCAAAGAATAAATTACACTGCAACCTGTGGTGATCTGCCCATTGCTGTGCAACAAGAATTAGCCCAGTCGGGGCAAGTGCATAAACTTGAACAACTGACTAAGGATGTGGATGCAGCAGCCATTAATGCTAACGGTAAAAATACCAACTACTATGGGTCATCTGAACCGAGTCAGCCACGTGAAGGAGATCTTTGGTACAAGGAAAATGGTGACGATACAGAGCTGTACGTCTGGGCTGATGGTCGTTGGAAAATTGTGGTGTCAAAAAATACTAATGATATCATTGATCAAAAAGTTGATGCGGCGACCGCCGAAATCACCGGTATACGTGATCAGACTAATGCCGCAGTCAGTACTGCTAATCAAGCTGTAGCCGCAGCGGGTTTTAATGCTGATCAGATTACGACAATTAAGTCAGATATGGCGGATGCCGTAACACAGGCAAGTACGGCATTCAATTCAGCGAATACGGCGCTGGCGGACGCTGCAACAGCGTTGAGTACAGCTCAAGATGCACAGAGTACTGGTATTCAAACCGCGAAGATTGTTGATGATTTAAACGGTACTGTAACTGAGTTGACCAAGCAGACCACTGTGATCGATGGTCAGGTTCGGACGGTCAACACGATGGCGCAGAAAGCGTTAGACGGTTTGACACTCAAGTCAGATATCACTACTGTCGACACGCTGCGGGGAACAGTCAACAATCTTAAGGGCGAGCTTGATGTGCAAGCGGATAAAATTGCCGCCACGGTTACCGCTAGTGATGTGACTGGAATGCTGGGTAATTACGCTACTCAGTCCTGGTCGGAAGGCAAAATTAGTGCTGCTAAAAATGAGATTACCGCTAGTGTGCAAAACATGACCAGTGATATGGCTACCCAAACTTGGACGCAGGGCAAGCTCAATTTAACGGCTGACGGGCTAACTAGTCAGATCAGCAGCGTCAAAACGGATTTAAACAATTTAAATGTGGGTGGTCGTAATTACTTTTTAAATTCTGAAAGATTTACGATAGCACCGCCTGGTACTGCAAATTTTGATTGGCGGATTAATATTACTGACGATTTCTGGGAAAACCCCGATCGGTTGAAATCAAATAATGTAAAAATCAGCTTTACATTATCGGCTCAAAAAGCTTTAACCGCAGCTTTTAACTCAAGTTTTTATTTCGGCGCGTCACCCTGGCCGGTTAAAGCTATCAGTTATCCCGCTGGAACTACAGTCCCCAAAAAATATGAGCTAGTTTTTAATATTACAGACTCATTAAACACAGATAATTGTTTTATCCGGTTCCAGGCTAAGGATACCGCCGCATATCCTTTTATTTTAGAGCACGCAAAATTAGAGGTCGGCACATTGTTTACAGACTGGCAACCGGCGCCTGAGGATATGGCAACAGTCACGCAATTTACGTCAATTGAGGAGACTATTAAAGGTGTGCAGATTACGGCTAATAATGCAGTGACGCAGAGCCAGTACACTCAGTTGGCGGGCCAATTTACAACAACGATTAACGGGGTCAAGGCTGATTTAAGCGGTCTGCAAATTGGCGGTGTTAATTTAGCCCCAGCCACAGATAGCGACTGGGTTAAAGTAGCAAGTGATGGCTGGGGCACTACTAATATTTCAAGTCCTATTTATGAGGTTAAAGACGGTCAGACTTATACCGCGTCATTCGAGATTAAAAACCAAACTAATGATGTTCAGTTGGAAATTTTTGCAAAAACTGCCGCGGGTGCACGAAATGGTCGTATAACAGCAGCGTATGTTATAGGCGCTGGATCAAGTAGAATTGTATCATATACTTTTACAGCAAAATTACCCGATAACATAAGCTATGTATTGCCGAATTTAGCCTTTACGCAAGATTTAAACACGGTCGGCGGTTATGAGTATCGTAGATTTAAAATAGAGCGAGGGACCAAGCAGACAGACTGGTCACCAGCTCCGGAAGACCAAGCAACAGTTGCGGACGTATCATCGCAGATTACTCAGCTCCAATCCGACATTAACCTCCGCGTTAAAACGGGTGATTTAGTTAGTCAGATCAATGTGTCCGCGGGTAATGTTTTGATCCAGTCAGGTAAGCTTTACCTAGATGCGGCATCGGTTGTTATGGGTGGGACTGCCTTTATCAATGCGGCCAACATTAAATCCGTAAATGCTTCAACGATAACTACAGGAACGCTCGATGCGGCGACAGTTAATGTGATTGGTCTCAATGCCAGTAATATTACAACCGGTACAATCAGTGGCGCTAACCTTAGTATCAATTTAACAACTGGTGAAATTTTGTTTCAAAAAGGTACTATCAAATCAACTAACGGCAATCTAAACATCGATATTGACAGCGGTAACATGACCGTTACAAATGCTATAGGAAATGGGTTCAGATTTGAAGATGGTAAATTATTCCTAACCAGTAACACATGGGTAGATTCATACCAATCGAAGCCAGATTATGGATATATCTCTTATGAGCCGAATTTTCTATCGAATGTACAAGGTATGCAAATCGCTGGCACCGACGGTATCGCAGTGACCGCTGGTGACTATGATACATTCAGCTTCCTGTTCCAACATCAGCCTAATAGTGGTGCGGCATTAGCTTTACATGACAACACCGCATTTTTAAACGCACGTGAGCATGTGCGTATCGAAGGTGGCGGTATGTACACTGAAACACCACTCTGGACTAATCAATCGCGCGCAACCATAGTTGTTGGTGGTGCAAACGGTGGGACAAATCAGAACAGGGCAACCGATCAATATGGTAATTATTATTTACAGGAACCAGTTAAAGTTGGTGCAGATTTATTTATGAAAGGCTATAACATAACCTTACAAGGTGGACAAGATAATTCTACGACCAATAGTTATCAAAAGGCTGATTTAAATTTAGGTAACGACGGTAAGGGTTTTATTTCCAGCACAGCAATCTATAACCGGACTTATTCTAGTGGCGATCATGTTGTTATTACTAACTGGGGCACATTAGGACGTTTAACGTCGGCTCGCAAATACAAAGTCGCCGATCAAGTGTCGCAAGCGGTAATCGATAAGGCCAAACGAGTTTTGAATATTCAGCCGGCCGAATGGTACGACAAGGCTGAAGTGGAGTCAATTGCCGATACACTAACCAACGGCACAACGCCAATGGTAGATGCCAAGATTGAGAAACACTATGGATTCATCGCTGATGATTTTGATGCGGCCGGCCTGACCGAAGTCGTACTTTATAAAGGGGGCGAGGTCGATAGCTTAGCTTACGATCGTATCCCGATTTATCACAACGTGATTTTATCCGATCACGAAAAAAGAATTGCCGAATTAGAAACAGAAGTAAAACAACTCAAAGGAGAAATTTAATCATGAAAATCAATTTACAAAACAGCTATTTGGTACCATCTATCAACTTTTTGCAAGGTATTAAACTTAAAGGCAAACAGTCTCGCAGCAGATCAAAACTAGTCAAATTACTAACGAAGTCACTTAAGACCCTGCAGGAGGATGAAAATACGTTATTAGACCAATACGGAGAGCGTGATGGAGACGGTGAATTTATCAAAGAAGAAGACGGTCAAATCAAGATTACTAAAAAAGTAGAGTGGCAGAAAGAACACCGTGAATTACTAGAAACTGTCGCTGAAATCGAAGGTGGCACTTACGTAAACCACATCGATGATTGCAAAAAAATCTTAGATGACTACGACGGTGAGCTTGATGGAGCTAACGCTGAAGCGTATGACGCTTTGCTTGATGCATTTGAAGCGCAAGAAAACACAAAAAAGGAAGGTAAATAATCATGCTTAAAACAACTAAATCTATCTCGTTATCTGGTCAAAGTATTGTCAATGGTACACAGGTAGCAAATTTTTCGGCTAATATCAATAGTGATAACGGATCGAGCAATATTAATTCCAACATCATGAACCAGACGCTTTATGACGCAAATAAGGCGGAAGTACGTAAGGACTTGGCCGATTTTAACACCGCTGTTTATGAGGTCGAGGATCAACTCGATGCGGAGTCAGCAGCGGAAACGCCAGCAGAATAGGTAGGTGACCTAATTGATGGGAAGTGATGTGGTTGGGACCACATAGAATTTTTGGTTTCACCATCGACGAGTGGGTCGGAATCATCGGCATAGTGACGGCGGTCTATGGATTTTTAGTCCGCCCTTTATTAACTAAATTAGGCAAGCTTAGCGAGTCCATCGACCAGATCAGCGAGAACTCACTGATCGAACATAACCGATTGTGGCGTCATTATGATATCCACGATCGACAGTTGTGGAAGCATGATCAGGAGATCGGGATTTTATATGATCGAAGCCACTTAAAGCGTAGTGATATTAAATATGATGATAAGGATGATGACAAAAAATGAATTGGCAAACACGAATTAAAAATAAGACTTTCTGGCTGGCCCTGGTGCCGGCTATTTTATTGCTCGCACAAGTGGTCGCCGTACCATTTGGTTATAAATTTGATATCGATTTAATCAATAAGCAGTTGTTGGATATTGTTAACGCAGCGTTCGGGGTTTTAACGATTATCGGAATTGTGGCTGATCCGACAACTAGCGGAATTACAGACAAGGGAGTTAAATAATATGGCAGAGACATATAGTAGCTTAATTACCAGCAAAAATCCTAAAGCGATGTACTATGGCAGCCGTAATGGCGTTAAAATCGATCGCATTGTGATCCACCACAACGCCACCACTGATAAGAATGTGGCCATGAATACCTGGGTACAAGGCTCTGGTGCATACACTAGTGCTCACTACGAGGTGACGCCAACCGAGATTATTGGTTGCATTAGTGAGACCGATGCGGCTTATCATTGTGGCGGCACTGGTGGTAGCGATATCCCTAAAATGGCTAATCCCAACCAAAGATCAATCGGCATCGAGAACGTCAATTCTAGTGGCGCGCCTAACTGGTCTGTGGCGCATGAGACCATCGTTAATTGTGCTAAGCTGGTCAAAGACATCTGCAACCGGTATGGCATTCCATGTGATCGGCAACACGTTTTAGGTCATAATGAGGTGACCGCT